CGCACCTAATGAACTTACGCCCATTGCCACATTACTGTGTCCAGTAGTCAGCGCATCGCCTGATAAACCACCAACAAGGGTGTTGTTATAGCCTGTGGTCATTGCGTGTCCTGCATCAAAGCCTACTGCTGTGTTATAACCATCAGCATTAGACGATAAGTTATGATCTTCTAAAGAACCAAATCCTACTGCTACGTTACGGTCACTAACTGTATTAGTCTTTAGTGCGTTTGCACCAATAGCGGTGTTAAGATCGCCTGTGGTGTTTGCTCCTAAAGCACTCTTCCCCACCGCTGTATTATTTGAGGCTGTAGTATTAGCGTCTAAAGCACTTGAACCGATAGCCGTATTAGAGGCTCCTGTTAAATTTAATCGGAGAGCGTTGTTACCTACAGCTACGTTGTCATTCACTGTAGTTGTTGTCATTAAGGCTTGTCTACCAACGGCTACGTTAAAGCCACCCGTTGTTAGGGCTGTTCCAGACTTGTAACCAACGGCTGTATTTGAAGCGCCCGTGGTGTTTGATAATAAAGCCTCATTACCAACTGCTGTGTTGTTTGAAGCTGTGGAGCTTGAAAATAAAGCTCTACGACCTACAGCTACGTTAGCTGTGCCTGTAGTATTTGTTAGTAAAGCAGTAGAACCGACTGCTGTGTTGTTAGCGGCTGTGGTATTAGCACTTAAACTACCATAACCAAGAGCTGTGTTTTCATTTCCAGTAGTATGGGCATCACCTGCAAGACCACCAATAAGGGTATTTTGAACGCCTGTGGTTACTGCAAAACCTGCACTAGCTCCAACTGCCGTATTGTAAGCATTTGCTCCTGCATTTTGCGTATACAAAGCAGAGTTACCAATTGCAACATTAAGACCGTGTTCGTCTTCTTGAGCAAGAGCGTTAAATCCAACAGCAACATTACCATCACCAGTAGTCAAAGCCGTACCTGCTTCATCGCCTACGACAACATTATAATTACCACCGCTTGCAATGCTGTTACCTGCGTTGACACCGAATCGGACGTTAGAGGTTCCTAGCGTTGGGGTGGATAGAGAGCCGTCTGCGGCTATTTGAAATCTGGAAATACCCGCCGTGTTGAGCTTTATTATATCGCTTCCCGGAAAATTTATGTATGTGTTGCCGTCATCTACACCCGTAAAATTACGAGCATTTACATCGCCGCTAAACGTAGCTATTGTGCCAGAAACCGTAGAATTAAAAGTAGCCGCACCTGCCGCTGACATATCAAAAGCGAGGGCTGTAATGGCTGAATTACCATCTTTGCCTACTATATGTATATCACTATCTGAAACAGTAGAGACAAGCTGTACTACTCCTGACTCATTTCGAATTTTATAAAATTCAGTACCAGCATCTTTGAAACGAACATCTGCACCATCAGCATCAAGGATAATGTCTCCTGCTGAATCTAGTGTCAGGTCGCCAGAGCTTAAAGCTAATGTAGTTCCATCAAGCGTAAAGTTATCTACTACTACACCTGCGTTAGCTGTTACTACGCCACCAACCGCTAGAGTACTTGCCATATCCACAGCACCATCAATGTCCACGACATCTAGGTTAGTAGTGCCGTCAACGTCTATGTTGCCGCTAATGTCTAGTGATGCGGCCACTACATCAGTAAAAGTCCCTGCCGCAGCAGTAGCCCCACCGATAACTGCGCCATCAATAGTACCGCCATCAATATCAGGGGTGTTCAGGTCCATGTTAGCAACAGCCGTGGTCCCGTCCAACAGGTTGTCAATGTTGTCCAGGTTAGTGTTGATCTTGGTGCCCCAAGTGTCCTCGGACGCGCCAACTTCAGGCTTTACCAGTGAATATGTAGTCGTCGTTGTATCAGCCATTTAAGCGGCCTCCCATAAATTATCGTTGTCGGACGTATTAGCCCAGGTGTTTGTTGTGGGGCTAGTGTCTGCCCAGGTGTTGTCATCTGCTGCGTTATCGATCCAGAGGATCACGCCGCTCGCGCTTGTTGTTGATAGGGCGCTAATCGAGGTTAAACCAGACGCTGTTATGAAGCCGTTAGGCGTGACCTGACTTTCAGCGGATATAGCGGCCTGACCACTAACCACCATAACGCTGCTTGCCGTTGTCGATGACACAGCAGCTATCGCTGTGCTGCCATCTTTAACCCGTAACCCGGTAACAGACATGCCTGACTCTGACGCAATGGCAGAGGCTCCAGTTAAGACTGAAAGACCAGATACTGAGACGCTTGATGCGCCTGCAATTGTTGAAGCCCCTAACCGAATTAAGGTGCCAGATGAACTGACTGTTGAGGCCGATGCAATGGCACTGACACCCTCTTTAATGACTAGACCACTGGCCGTCACCGCCGAGGCTGATGCTATTGTAGAGGCGCCCTCTTCCAGATCAGCCGTCGAATACGCAGCCTGACCATATTTAAACCGACCGTATAACATTCTATGTCAGCGTAATATCAAGATCGCCTGCGGGAATTCTAAACACATCGCCAGTTGCCACAGCCTTGCTTGCAGACAACGTGCCATACGCCATTAGGTTGCCGCTAGTCGCCGCATCAAATACGCCAACGTGACTCACTGTTCCCCAGCTACCAGTAGCCGTTGCAAACTCTTCAGCCGCGCTGTTAGTCGCTAAGTTGCCTGACACACTCATTGCCATTGCCAAACGCGCATAACCGCTACCTGATAGCTCAGTACCACCGCCGGTATCACTAGGCGCTCCAGTGTACAGTCCAAGGTATAAGTTACTTGGCGCTGTATAAGCATTGCCGCCAAATACATGATCTAAAATCTCTGTCTCTAAAAAGTTTGTAAAGCTCATCCTAGTCCTCTTACCTTTAATTTAAGTCCAGCCCCAGAGGTCTTTGATGCCTCGGACTGAAGGTTTAGTTGATTAACCGCTGCACCATACATCTGTGCGAATACCGCTGCCCTTCCGTCTTCCACAAGATAAGGCGCAGAGTGTATAAGCGCCCCGTAAAGATAAAGATCAGGTGCAGACCTTAACAGCCAGTTATATGTTGCGCTGTCACTTAAAGCCGGAACCTGCTGGTAATACAATACCTCGGCGGCATAAGCACCATCCGGGGTCGGGTATAACTCAAACTGCGACTCTGAATGCGTGTAAAACAAGGGCCTTCCAGCAACATTGTCAGCACTCATGCGCTTATCGGCCATCGCCTGTTGGCTGATTAATGACATCGAGGTCGTACCAGTGCCAGTTAGTTGCAGCCTAATGGTCTCTATCCAATCAGAGGGTCGAGTACCGTATTGACCATCAAAGCTAGTTGTAGCCCTGTTCTCCATCTGCCAGTGCCTGACATCACGATTGATCTGAGCCTCTGCCAACGCAATAAACGTCGGAATGATCGCCGTTAAATCCGAGCGATTGAGGTAGTCAGCAATGCTTGTTTTAAGCTCGCTGTAAGTCGTTATAGCCATGTGTTTACCTTAGATTGGGCTTAGAAATTCACTGCCCTGTCGGACAATTTGACGGAGTAGACCTGGTTCCATGTAGTTACCCTGTGTACCGCCCTCAATACCTGGTATATCGTAAAGATCAGGGATGCGCTTATCGCTCCCCGATAGGTTTAATATTGCGTTGATTTGATCGGAGGTTAAGAAGTTCACCCCATCAGCGACTGCCCGGTTAACGCCTGACATAGACTCTAGTGCTGTATCACCCATTGAATCGAATAAGCCTTTACTGGGTGAGGCATCAGCATCCTCTGAACCCAAGGCACCCAATAGACCAACACCAGCAGCACTGGCTAATAGATTAGATGAGCCTTTCTTTGCGGGGTCAAATGCTGCGTCAACCGATCTAACTCTAGTCGGGTCTAGCATGATCAAGTTTTCGTTATAGCCTTCTTTACCTGACCAATCCGTCCAATCCGGTGGCATATCCTTTCGTACCCTGACCGAGTCATAGGGGTTTCCATCCCTCTTGGCATCAACCAGTTGCCTAACAATATCGCCTCTATCGAGGTCAGCTTTCATAGATGCCGACACAAAATGTCCACCCCTGGGTATATCTATTTCCAGCGTATTCTGTGGGGCCGCATAAAGCTCCTGCACTGATCCAGAGGTCGGCGGCTTATAATGCGTGGCCTCATTCCTTGTATTCGCCATGTGTACGCCAAAAGACTTGGGAAACCTTCTTTGCTCTGGCGAGATATCAAAGGCCTCTATATCTTCAGCCGGTGTCCCATGATAATAAGGCGTATCAGTATCAAAACCTTGCTCTTTAGCCCTAGCCATCCGAGAAGAGTAATCCATAGCAAGATCAGACACAGCATCAATAATCCCTTTAATTCTGCTCATACAATACCCTTTAAATTAACTCTCAGCGGCTTACCCCAGGATGAATTAGGCGGCTCATAGACCACCGCCATCATGCCAAAGGCGTCCGCTGCGTGTGATGACCAATCATGGTTCGGTCCCAAGCCTACACCCCGGTTCTCATCACGCTTCTCGTGATACCAGCAGAGTGCCTCAATACCCGACTCACAGGCCGGTTCGTTAAAGTACACTGAAGGTAAAATTCTTCTAGCGGCTTCTACCCGGTGGCCAGCAGCACCCTTCCCCTGATTGGGGACGATAATCACATTAAAACCAGCATCTCTTAACGCTGACTCGTAGCTGACCGAGTAGACCTTGTCGTGCGTTCCACCATCATGGGGAAGCACCACCGTCTTAATATCCTGTACCTGCTCTCTTAACCAGGCAACGTGAGTGGCCAATGGCTGCCCTTGCGCTTCGTAATATCCTAATACCCTGATCTCTGACTTGTAGAACTGAACCGTCCATATGCTCGTTGCATCAGACTTAGCACCTGTCCCACCAATGTCAAAGTACGCTCTAGTCTCCATTAAGGGATCGTGGTGGACATTACCCACTCGACCCTCTCGTCTGCCATCTTCAACTAAGTGTGAGTAGTACGCACCCTCATGGGCCTGTAGGAAGTTTCCCTCCCAAACATGGTCATAGATGTCAGGGCGTAGCTTCTTGTCTGCCACCCGCTCATTCTCTAGAACTGCTGGGAACCACGGGTTATCACGCCAGTTAAGCTCTACAATCTTAGAGCCTTCAGGCGGGGTATCCCTAAATCGTTTGTTCGTACTGGATCGTGCAGCCTCCGGGTTCCAGGTCACCCATATCTCAGAGTTGTCCTCTCGTACCGTAGGAATTAACTTACGCCAGGCCTCTTCTGATACCGGCTCTGCCTCATCTACCCAGGCTATAATGATTCTGGCCTTAGACTTGATCGAATCGAGGTTACGCCTTAACCCGGCAAACACATAACTAATATGCCCGTCCTTAGAGCGGATGAACTTCTCACCCACCTCATAGTAATCAGCTAACCAATCAACGCCTCGTATGGCGCTCTTGATCTCCTCAAGCGAGGACTCATCCAGAGAGTTTAAATGCTCTCTAGCGCAAAGTATCTGACCTGACTGGCCTGACATACCCCACTGGTAGCCTTTAACAGCTGTCATAAGGGCAAATGTTCTTGTCTTACCTGAACCTCGCCCTCCAAAGGCGCCTCTATACCTGGCATCACCAGAGAATACAGGGACCAGCTTCTCAGGCAGATTAATGTCTGCTGTCTGCATCGTCTTCAAGTTCAGGCGTGACAGGCACTAACTGAATAATAGTCGGCTTCATTGAGCCATCGCTAGAGGTGTGATCAAGGGATAACTTGCCGCCCTCTTTACGATCAATCATCTTGTGCGCGGTGTTAACGTCCTTTGCCACTAACGCATCAACCAACACCATACGGGCCAACATAAAAGGGTTAGACTTCCATACCGCTTTTTGCTCTCGATACTCTTCGTTTTTTTCCTGATACCGATAGAGTGCCGGTTGGCTACAGCCCGCGTACATACAGGCTTCAATGTCTGTGCAGCCCATCGTAAAGGCGTGTTGTAATTTCGACAGCACATCATCTGTCATTACGGTAGGTCTAGCCATAGGGTCACCTCGCTCTGGGATACTTAAACAGGCCCAGAAACAGAAATAAAAAAAGCCGCAAATGCGACCAAAAAAGGGAGGATATTGTTTTGTGAGTTAAGCGTTGAGAGTCAAAAACCCTATCATGGGGATATATAACCACACTTTGGCTGGTTACGCAACATAATGTGGTTACTTTTATTTGATTGTTTTTTTCTTCTTTTTTTTATCGCCTTTGCCCCCAAATATCTTCTCCCAATTGCGCTCGAAGGCTTGACGGTCACCGGGCCTTTGTTCGCTGCCCTTACTCACCCTGCAAACCCCGTCTTATAACAATATGCAGGGCATCATCCCTAACCTGATAGTCGGATACTAACGACTGAAACCGTGGCATCCATACTTTTTGCGCCCGCCATCGTCCCACCCCTAGCACCTTGGCAAGCCCTCTAACCGAGAGTTCTGAATTTCCACTGCCATGACAGCGATCACACACGCTGATTATTGATCTGATGTTAAGCTCTCCAGTGCCGCCACACTGCATACAGCGGCCAGCCAAGATGGAATAGTCCAGCGCAGCTAGGGCAAGACGATCAACGACGTTGTCGGGCTCACGGACCTCTGTCCGATAGTCCATTGCCGCAGCCTCTGCCCTGGCTAAATCATTAAGCTCATTTTGTGCGTTAGTGTCTAGACAGAATTTTGCCAAAGCGTACAAATAGGTGTGACGATCAACATGGACTAAACAGGCCGCCACATCACCCGCACTGATCCTATTCTTAGACGTCCCACGGATCATATCAGGCCGTAACTCCGGTGAACCAGGGGTTAACATCGCCAGAAGCTCACTCATCGCTTGCCACCGACTCTAATACTTGATGTAGGAACCGTTGTATTGTCCTGACATCGGCAACCGTAAAGTCAGCGTTCAAGGTCAGCGTTCCGGATGAGGTAATACACGCCATATTATCTTTTTTAACCGTCTTCTTATGCTCGCTCATGCTCCGA